TAATAAAAAGATTAGAAGTATCAGTGGAGTAATATTGTGGGACAATTTGACGGAAAAATTAATGCTGAATTTACACCACCTAAAACGTGGGTGCTAAATAAAAGTTTATCGTTTATTAGTAACAAATTAACTAGTAAACAAATTAGATGTTTAGAGGTGGTAGGCGCAAATATAAATAATTTAACAGGTAAAATTACCTGTGAAAAAGGAATGAAAACAGACCTAGCTTCTGTTCCCCGTATCTGTTGGGCTTTTATCGCTCCGTGGGATGTAGCTCGTGGTGCTGTTATTCACGATCACCTTTATGCTAGTTTAAGAAAATATTATCACGGAAATAATTTTCATAAACCTACTTGGAAAAAAACAAGGGCAATATCCGATAAAGTTTTTTTATTAGGAATGAATTCTGCGGAACCTCCAGTTCCTAAATGGAAAAAATATGCTGCATATTACTCAGTTCGTCTTTGTGGTGGCAAATCTGCCTCTAAAAATGCAGATTAATTAAAATAGTTATTAAGAAAGTGAGGGAATTTATATAAAGGAACGGTAATTATTTACTCTTATGGAAGCTTTTACATTAATTGCGGATCTTGGCTTTTCTGTGGCAGCTGTAATAGGCGGTGGGTTTTTTATCATTTTGCTTTTGAAATACATTTTAAATTCTGTTGTTAGTAGCGTACAAACTTTAAACATTATGATTAAAGCTCTTGATAATAGAGTAAAAACTATTAATAATGAAATAGTAAGGCTTGACACTTTAGTGTGTTCTGCTTTAGGTATTAAACCGGATGTGAGAAGAATATCAGCTGCAGATGGTAAAGAAGACGCCAGGAAAGATTGATATGGATATGGCAGAATTGATTAATCAATATGGGGTACCTATTGTGGTTGCAGTTGGTATGTCTTACTTTATCTATTTTATATGGAAGTTTGTTACAACAGAAATACTTCCTAAACTAAATCAAGCAAAGACTACATTAATAGCCTTGATTGATAGAGTTAGAATGTTGGATAATGATATGATAAGACTTGATCAGAAAATAAATACAATAATAGAATTGCAAAAAAAAGCAAGAAAGAAATAATAACTAATGATGGATATGCTTGATAGAATGTTCGGAGACACCCTTTGGATCTGGACAGCGATTGTAGGTAGTGTCTTTGGTGCTATGTTCGTAAAATATATGCGAGACACTAGAATCGGATTATGGCTTTATGGTAAGTGGGATTTTTTCTTAGATTATATTCGTGATAGATATGGGTGGACATGGTTTAATCAAGACGCAGATGCGTGGAAAAAAATAAATCCTAATATTGCAAGAAAAATAGATGACCTTGAGAAAAGGATAAATAAATTAGAAAATGAATAGTCTTTTAAATCAAGAAACACTTAAATTAACAGAACTTTTAATGCCTTGGATTACTATTTTAATTTCTTTAATAGTAGCTCTTTGGTTAAAAGATTTTTCTATTAAATTTATGCAAGGTCTCAAATTCAGGATTAATCCTGCATTTCGAGAAGGAGATCATGTTTATTTAGATGGAGAATATGCCAATATAGTTAAAATTGGTTTAAGTACTACTGTATTTGGAATAATGAATGGAAGAGGTTATGTTTGGAGATATGTTCCTAATGAACGAATTCCATTTTTACGTTTAGAGAAAATTATTAATAGTGAATTACATATGGATAGTGTGAGTGAAAAAGCAAAAAAACTTCAAAACATAATTGATTCTGGACAGAATGAAAAAATTAGTGATAATAAAAAAAGATTAGATCGTATGGAAGATAAATAATGTTTTCTAAACAGGTTATTGTTTTAGTAAATATTTCTTATTGGATGCCAGATTATAGTAATATAATTCAAGAATTTACTTGGCAAACAGGAGATATTTCTCCTACTTATCCTAAAGTGCATAATTTTTTATATTATTGGAAAGATAATATAGATGCAGTTATAAATGATGTTATATTATCAACTTCTACTTTTCATACTTATAGACGTGTTGATTTTGATTGGAGATTTTAATGAGTGACGAAAAAGTAACTATTGTTAATGTAGACAGTAGTGGGCATAAAGAAGAAAAAGTAGAACAAGGTTGGTATAACAAAGTATCTTCAGAACGGATTGATAGATGGCGTGTTGTACCCAGAGTTTTAATGTTACTATACGGATTAGCCTTTTATCGGGGAATGAACTGGTTTATGGAATTAGAAAACCCCACCTTAGAACAGGCAGGGTTTGTTTCTACATTAGTGGGAGCCGGAGCTGCTTGGTTTGGGTTATATGTGGGATCGGGACATAGAAAAAAGGATTAATAAAAAAAGCCCCTAAATAGGTCGGGACATAGAAAAAAGGATTAATAAAAAAAGCCCCTAAATAGGGGTTTTTTTTATGGGGCATGATACCTAGATTCGTTGGCCCATATCCACCAATCATGGTCTAATAAGGTATAACCTCTATTAATAAGACATATTGCGGTGCTTCTATTTTTTTCATTGATTACCAGTACTTCCTAGTCCCCCTCTTTTTAATGAGAGTTTTCTTTTCATTTCATCTGCCAAGCTTGCAGCTTTAGCCGTATCGTCTTGAATAGTAATTGTTTCTGAAACTGCATCTACATATGTGAAACTTACTTGTGGAATTTCCCTAAAACAGGCTTGAGCAATTCTATCTCCTGGTTGAATATGAAACCCGTCGTAAACATCACAATTATATAATATAACTTGAATCTCTTTACGATAACCAAAATCCACAGTTCCAGGAGTATTTAATACTGTAACCCCATGTTCTGCTGCTAACCCACTACGAGGTCTAATCTGCATTTCCCAATTTGGTTTACTAAATTCTACATGAATTCCTGTTGGAATTGTAGTATGCCCAGTGGGTAATAAAGTTATTGCTCTATCTATACAAGCTCGTAAATCAAAACCTGCATCATAAGGAAATTGTTGGTTTAATTCCCATTTAATTTTTAATGACTCCTCAAGTTGTTTAGCTAATTCTGTTTTTTGAATTTTAACTTCTAAATTCGGCATATTTGTTTAATCCTTTCCATACTTTTTCACCATCTTTTCCTGCCATAATTGCATTTCTATTATATTTTGTTAAATTAATCATTTGTTCATTACGTTCAAGTAATTTTTTACTTTGATTAAGATTTTGAATATATTTACTTTTTCCTCTAACTGGTAATGCTTTAATTAAATCTGTTAAATTTTGATATTTTTTAGCGAGTCCTTGTGCCCTTTTGGGACCAATTCCTTCTACTCCTATTATGGCATCACTTTTGTCTCCCTCAATATATCGAGATAACAAATATTCATTAGGAGTTATTTCAAAATTATCTTGTAAGTATTCTAAATCAATTTCTTTACGAGAGAAAATATTAAAAATACTAACATTCTCGTTTACTAATTGATATAAATCTCTATCACTGGAGATAATCCACGTATGTTCATACGATTCCGATAATTTAAGAGCTAAAAAAGTCATTAAATCATCTGCTTCAATACCACGATATTTATGTTTGTCATACGATAATTCATCGTAAATAGTATTAAGACAATCAAAAAATTCGTGGTATTTTTGTATCTCTTCTTCATCTGTGGGTTTTTTTCGTGTGCTTTTATAATCGTCAGAGATATTCATTCGGTAATAACTCTTACCAAAATCAAAACATACTATAACTCTACTAGCTTTATAGCTGTTTCCTAAACTTTCAATAGTTCTAACATAATCTTCTTCAAAGTGGTTATAATTTCTACGCTGTATCCAACGATATGCTAAATTATTTCCATCGATAATTAAAAGATTGTTCTTTTCTCCTAACTGATCTTGCACAGCGGCTAGATCATTCCAGCCTTTAGCATCAGTCATTATTTAACCTTTCATTTTTATTATTATACCATGAGTTATGGCATTAGTCTACCTTTAAGTTAAGTAACTAACCCATTATGATATACAGTTTTTCCATTTTCTTTATTAGCTGTTAATACTTGTTTACGATTTTTTTCTCTACTATAGGAGCAATGAATCCATCCTGAGTTTTGATCTCCTGAAGTATAAAATTCTAAAATGAGTTGATCGAATTCGGGAATAAAACTTTGTATCCATTCTGCTAATTCATAATTATCTAACCCTGTGATTTCAAAATCAGCGGCTTCTCCTTTAGAATGTTGAGATTTACTTGAACCTCCAATAGCTGCATTTAACTTTGCACTTCGATACCCAGAAGTAACTCGAATTGGTTGACCTTTAGAGTCACGAATAGGCTGTAGAACATTTTCTACTAAGGCTTTTAGATTTTCTAAATGCTCCTCAGTAGGTTGATTGGATATTCCTTGCCTAGCAGCTGTTTGACTCTTAGTTAACTCATTTAATGAAAAATTTTCTGATAATTTCATTTTAATTTCCTTTCTTGTATTCCATAATCCAGTCTTTTAATAACCCCATTTTGAAATAAAATTCAAAACATTTAATTTCTATTTGATTTTCAATAGTTAGTTCATCACTCCAACAAACATAATCTTTTGACCTATTCCACCTATAGATCAATAATGGTTTCTTTTTCATTACTTCAGCTTCTCTAATACATTGTGCCCAGAATTCGTAAAGATCAGAGGATTTTGCTGTTAATAATCCATTCCAATTTACCATTTTATAATGTTTACATTCAATACAATAGGGCCACCCTGCAGTATCAAAGGGAGTCCATAAATCCCCTTTTAAATACTCGAGTGACCCACTTAAAGGCATCCGTTTAAATTCAATATCTAATTCTGCGGTTAATAAATCACGTATTTTTGCTTCATATGCTGATCCTTTAATTTTACTTCGGTTCACCATTATTTTGATCTTTCTTTTTAAAGAACTTAACTAAGTCAGTATACCCTCCGATATGGATACCGTTAAGCACTATTTGAGGAACTTGTTTAAATATAACCCCTAATTCTTCAACCGCTTCTCCTTTGGTAATTTCCACCCCTATAACTAATTCTTGGAAAGTAATTTTTCGTTCAGTTAAAACTTGTTTAGCTAACTCACAATAAGGACACAGTGGTGCCGTATAGATAATTGCTGACATTTTAATGTGACCTCTCCCCATTGAAAACGCATATAAATTCTATCGGCTTTCCAGTTTTATTATGAACTCGGTGAAAGTCATTATCTTCAATTAGAACTATTGACCCAGTAGTAACTTTTTTTATTGTCTGAGTGTTTTCATGTTCAATTTCCATAAGAGCATCTCCTTTAATAAATATATATACTTCTTCTTGCCCTTTATGTCTGTGACCTGTAGTACTTTTATAAGGTTTTAATATAGTTTTACTTACAATTAGTTGATGTAAATTAGTATTATCATAGACTTCATATATATCATCTTCCTTAGCTAATTCACCTTTAATATTCCAGTTATTATAAAAATATGACATTATTTTATAAACTAATTCCTTTAAATGTATCATTTGTAATATCTTGTTTAATTCCGCCAATAACGTAAGATTCAATTTCTGTTTCTTGTGGTGCATTTTGTAACTCTCGGGAATTCAACCAATGTTGAGTCCATGGAAGAGGGTCATTTCTAACTGAAATATTATAAATTGGTTTTAAATTAATTGCTTTCATTCTTTTATTAGCTATCCATTCGACATAATCACTTAAAAGTTTATCATTTAACCCTACCATTGAACCATCTTTAAAAAGATATTCAATCCATCTTTTCTCTTCTTTTACTGCATCATCGTACATAGTATATACCATGTCTTTTTCTTCTTCGATTACTTCTAACATTTCTTTATCATTTTCATTTGTTCTATAGTTTTTAATTATATGTTGTGTAATAGATAAGTGTTGAGATTCATCTCTTGCTATAAAAGATATAATTTTAGCAGATCCTTCCATTAATCGTAATTCTCCAAAGGCAAATGTACACGCAAATGATACGTAAAATCTAATTCCTTCTAAAATATTAACATTAATTAACGCTCTCCAGAGTTTTCGTTTAAGAGTTTTAGTGTCTGTTTCTAGTCCTAGTTGATACCTATGTGCAAAGTTAATGAAATCATCATATGCTGTGGTAACAGATGCTGCTCGTTCTAAAATCATTTCATTTTCTAAAATAGTATCAAATATTTCAGAGGGGTCAGGATAAAGATTTTTTATCATATATGTGTAAGAACGTGAGTGTAGTGTTTCAAAGAAATCCCATACAACAATACAAGCCTCCAACTCTGGTAGTGAACAATATGGTAAAAATGCAAAAGCAGGTCCTCTTCCTTGAACTGAATCAAGAAGTATTTGATATTTTAAATTTGATGTAAAGATAAATTTTTGTTCTGGTTGTAACTCATTAAAATCGTTTCTATCTTTTTGAAGAGAAACTTCCTCTGGCCTCCAAAAATAACTTAATTGACTTTGAGTGAGTTTATCAAAAATTGGATATTTAAAATTATCATATCGTTGTGAATTTAATTGTTCTCCGAAAAACATTGGCTGTTTTGTAAAGTCAACAGGATTTGGATTAAAAACAGTTTTCATATCGTGCAACTTTCACAATTTTCGGAAGGTACAACTATTGTTTCCATGTCAAATTCATCCTCGTCTTCATCTTCATCTTTTTTAGAATCATAAGTATTTTGATAATATGAAGTTTTCCATCCATATTTATATGTATTAACTAAATCTGTTGCCATTGTACTCAGCGGAATCTCATTATTTTCATAATGTTCTGGATTATAACTCCAGTTACCACTAATAGCTTGATCAAAATACTTTTGTATTGCGGCTACAATTTTATTATATCCTTCATTAGTTTTCATATCCCATAACAATGTATAATAACTTCTCAAGTGATAATAGCCCGGAACAATCTGTTTAAGAGGCCCCTTTTTCGATTTCTTAACTGACAAGAACCCCCGTGGTGGTTCGATTCCGTTTGTGGCGTTCGACACAACCGAACTGCTCTCCGATGGCATTTGTGTGGACAGTGTACTGTGCCGTAGTCCGTGGTTTCTAATGCTCTCGCGTAAACTATTCCAATCATAATTTAACTCCGGTGATAGAAATTCATCAATTTCTTTTTTATATGTGTCAATAGGTAATATTCCTTTTGCGTATTTTGTTTGATTAAAGGCTTTACATGGTCCTTTTTCTTTGGCTAATTCCATACTACTTTTTAATAGATTGTACTGAAAAGCTTCTGTTAGTTCATTTACTAATTGCCATGCATGTGGGTCGTCGTATTTAACTTTATTTTTAGCAAGATAATGTGCTAGTCCTATATAACCAATTCCAAGACTACGTCGAGCTTTTGTTGATTCTTCTGCTGCTTTAACTGGGTAATCTTGATAATCAATAATTTCCTCTAAAGATCTAACTGCTAAATCGCAAAGTTCTTCTAAATCTTCTAAAGAACTTAATTTACCAATATTAATAGCTGATAAAATACATAAAGCAATTTCTCCATTAGAATCATCAATGTGTTGAATCGGTTTTGTTGGAAGAGTAATTTCTTGACATAAGTTACTCATATATACCTTATCTGTAAATGAACTATGCTCATTTACATGATCAATATTCATAATATAGATACGCCCAGTTTCGGCTCTCTCTTTAAGGATTGTCATAAATAGTTCTCTTGCAGAGATTGTTTTTTTATCTATACTTTTATCTTTTTCATATTTTTTGTAGAGAGTATCAAATGTTTCATTGTAACCAAACGTTTTATATAATTCTGGAACATCATGTGGACTAAAAAGTGTTATTTCTTTATCTTCAATAAATCTTTCATAAAATAATTTAGAAAGTTGAATTGAATAATCCATTCTTCTTACTCTATTATCTTCAGTTCCTTTATTATTTTTTAGAACAATAATATCTTCTATTTCTTTATGCCAAATAGGAAAATGAACAGTAGCATTACCACCTCTTACTCCATTTTGTGTACAACAACGAACTGTTGATTCAAACTTTTTAAGAAAAGGAATAACACCAGTATGCTGGACTTCACCATCTCTAATTTTAGAGTTTATAGCTCGAATTCGGCCAGCGTTAATTCCTATACCTGCTCGTTGAGCTGTGTAATATCCAATAGCACTATCACTACTAAATATACTTGATAAAGTATCATCAACGTCTACTAATACACAACTTGCATATTGTTTAATTGGAGTTCTAACTCCCGACATTACTGGAGTTGGTATATTAATTTTAAAAGTTGAAATAGCATCATAATATCTTTTTACTAAATTTAATCTAGTTTCTTTAGAATAATTGCAAAATAAAGTTGCTGCAATCATCATATACATATATTGAGGAGTTTCATAAATTTGTCCTGATGATCTATCTTGAACTAGGTATTTATCCATGACTTGTCTTAGACCAGCATAAGTAAAATCAAAATCTCTCTTGTGTTTAATATATGAATCAATTTTTTCTAATTCCTTTGCAGAATACCATTGACTTATATTTTTATCATAAACTCCTAATGTAATATTCTTCTCAATTAACTCATTTAAGGGAATATACTCAAATTGTCCAAATACTTCTTTTCGCAAACCGAATAAAAGCAGTCGCGCAGCAACATATTGATAATTTAGATTTTCTAAATCAATTAAATCTGCTGCACTTCTTACAAGAATTTGTTGAATATCGCTTGTTTTAATTCCATCGTAAAATTGAATATCACTATTCATTTCTACATGGGACGCACTGACGCCACTTAAACCTTCACACGCTTCGCTAGTCATCACATGAATTTTTTCTAAATGAATTAATTCTTTGTGACCGTTTCTTTTAATAACGTGTATAGCTTTTTCTGTCATTTGTAATCCTTACTCTAAACAACTAATGTTGTTATCTTTTATAATAGTGATTTTATCAATTAATGGGTGTGTAAAATCATGGGAAATAAGAAAAATATTTAAATTATCTTCTTCTTGTAAGATATCAATTAATTTTTCTTTTCCAGCCTCGTCTAAAACACCTGTAATTTCATCTAAGAATAGAAGATTTATATAATTTCCTCCAATTTTAGATAAAACATTACGAATTGCTAATAAAATAGCAGTTTGAATTCTACTAAATTCTCCTCCAGAAACTGTTTCTATTGGTGATTCCTGACCATTATTAACGACTACAATATTTAACTTTTCTCCAGTTAAACGAAAAATAACTTGAAACTGCCCATCTGATAAATCTGATAGATAATCGTTGATAACAGCTTCAAGTTCTTTAGTTAAGTTCTCAAGTTTAAATGCTACAATTCCAGTTGTACTAAATGCTTTTCGTAATATATTAAGATTTTTAATTTTTGATTTAAGATTAATTATATCATTACTTAATAGCTCTTGTCTAGCTAAAAAATATCTTTTTTGTTCAATTAGGGTGTCTACTTTAGTATTGTGAGTTTTTATTTTTTCATTATATTCAATAGATTCTTTTCTTTGAGTTTCTTGAATTTTTAACTCATCTTGTAATATTTGTACTTCATTTTTTAATGTATTAAAATCAGGATATTCTGTAGGTATAGTGATATCTATAAACTGGCTAAGTTGTTCAAATTTTTCAATAGCCTTTTTATTGTTTTCCCAGTGTTTGATCTTATTTTCGTATTCTTTAATATTACCCTCTATTTGAAGTAAATTCAGTGTTAAATCAGACTTTTTTGATTTACTTTTAAATAAATCTTCTTCTAAGTTATCTTTTAAATGAATTGATTGTGTATTATCGATTGATTGCCCACAAGTATAGCATTTGTCTGTTATATCTAAATTAGATAATGACTTTTTTATATTTTTTTGATGTATAGAAAGTGACCTTACTTCTTCATTTATTTCTTGCTGTTGCTGATATATGTGGTTAATCTTAGTCGGTTCTGATAAAGAAATATCAAAATTTAATTCTTTACGTTCTCCAATATATAAATTATTTTTATCAATTCTCTTACATAAAGATTCATATTCAGTAATTTTATTTTGTGCACTAGCTAATTGATTTCTTTTTTCTTCATCAACTATAGGTACTTCAATTAAAGACTTTTTATCTTCTATGAGAACATCATTTAAAAAATCTTTTACACTTTTTAATTCTCCATCTAATTTAAAAGACTCTTTTTCCGATTCTGAAAGTTTTAATTTGATTACTTCCCCAATATTTGGATATTTTTCAAGGTTAAATAAGTTGATTAAAAACTTTTTTCTATTGGTATCGGTAGCTTTAAGAAAGTCTAATAAATCAGTACTACTTTGATAGGTAAGTTGTGAAAATATTTCAAAATCGAGACCAATAAGTTCTTGTATTTTTTTATAAGTATCTGGAATTTTATGTTCAGTTAAATCTATTGTTTTTGTATCGGTTTGTTCAAACAGTTTTACTTTGCTTTGATTCTTAGTTCTTTTAACTTCAACGACATAATTTTTATTTTCAACTGTAAAGTCTAGTTTTCCTGACCAAGTATCTTCTTTTACATATCGATTAAGAATATCTGCCTTTTTTATACCTTTAATATTTTTACTATAGAGTAATTCTTGCAAGACAAGAGCGATAGAAGATTTTCCACTTCCATTTGGGGCAGTTAATTGTGTTATTTTATTAGAACTTAGGTCAATTTCATTATTTTGACCATAACTAAACATATTATTGATAGAAAGTTTATTTAAAGTAATCATTGAATGTTTAACTCTTGAAATTCTGTTATTACCGCATTGGTATCATCTACTTTAATATATTCTAAATAAGCTTTTAATTCTTCCATTAGAGATAAATCTTTTAATTCTAATTTAGAGGATTCTTCTGGTTTAAAAGCTATTTTTTTATCTAATTGATCATGATTAGAAATTTTTGATAATTCGTCAATACTTCCTGTAATTTCATAGATAACATGATGATAATCATCTTTTTGCATAGATTCATCTGCTTTAATAGTTCTACGAAGAAGTTTAGGTAATTTTAAATCAATAAAATCAACAGAATAATCATTAATTGTATTAAAATTTATAATATCTACTCCATATTGTCTTTTTTCGTCTCTGTCAAAAGACACATTTAGAGGGCTACCAGGATAGTAAGCTGGATAATCCAAGTAACGATGATTAAAGTGTAAATCGCCCAAAAGTATGAGTTTCCAGGGACGAAGCTTTTCAAAATCGTACTCAGGAGTGATGTGCGGAGGTACTTCTCCTCTAATATGCGTAACCAAGATATCATTTGGCATAGGCTTAGGCAAATTATTTGTCTGCATTTCTCCATAAGGAAAGAATTGAAATCCTTGACTGAGAATGTCTTTACGGGTATTTTGAGTAATAATTTCCACATTTGAATTTTTAATAGCATTATCTTCATGGAAATGCGATAAAAAAGTATAACCCTTTTTAGTTGCTTCATGATTTCCTGGTATGATAAATGTGGGAATCGAGGTTGAATTGATATAACTTAAAAATAAACATATTTCATCTGGTTCGGGTTTTTTATCAAACACGTCTCCTGCAATAATATGAATATCACAATCTTGTTCTAATTCATATAATTTTTTGTAAAATAATCTAAAGCGATTAGCTTGCCAATCGCTTGGAATTTTTTTCTTATGAAGAGCAATATGCCAGTCTGCGGAAAGTAAAATTTTCATAATTCTAATTCTAGAAGCAACTCTGATGTATTAAAGTTAGCATGTTCGTGGGATTCATGCTCATGTACAAAACGGTATCCTAAAAATTCGGGGTAATCTTTCCAAAGAGCTTCTAAGTTATTTGTTTTTGGAAAATCTTCGTCACCTGTCCAATAATCATCGTTTACAAAAAAAGCGTTAACTCCATTAGAATGAACTAAAGAATAAGATTTTGACCGTGCAAGATTGTAAAATGCTTTTAAACTCGCCCCATGATAAATGTTATAAGGGCCAGCATCCCAAAAATTAGGATCGTATTGAATAACTTGGTCAACATTAACAGCTAAACAAGCATTATACTCACAGACAAAAGCCCTAACTTCATAATAGTTTAAAATTTCATTAAGTATATACCAATCTATTCCATCAATATCAAGAGAAAAATAGTCAAATTTATAAGGTACTTGATAAGATTGTAAAATTGAAATAATATTCTCTTTATTAACCATATGCTTATGAAGATTGATTAGTGGGTTCTCATATTTGGCATCAATTTGTATTCCTGTCCATCCACGTTGCTCTCTTAGAAATCGTGTATTGCACTCACTACCATCTTGAGTCCCAATTTCAACAAAATATTCATTATTTGTGCCTATTTTTGTAAAAATATAATCTGTTATTCCATCTTCTCCAAATTGAGAGAATACTTTATTTTCATATTTATCTAACATATTATTGTGGTTTTGGACCGTTTACGGCTCCCCAATTAAATATTTTATTAACATCACCTTCAAAAGTATAACTACCTACATGATTAAGTTTTGTATTGGGGTCAAGCCAAATTGAACCCCCTATTTTTTGCCATCGACGACAAAATGTATAATCTTCAGATAGATATCTATTATCATCAGGATCGTGAATGGTATCAAAAAATGAATAACAATATTGATTAAATTTAGGGTCAATACTACTATCATTTAAATAAAATAATTCTGGGTATCCTTCAATCATTTTATCTACTACTTCACGTTTCATTAACCAGAATCCAGTACTAGCATCAAGTACTTCGACTGCTCCCATATCAACTTTTACTTGAGTTTTTTCTTTATCAGCAAATTTTAAATTAATAGCATAGTCTACTGGTAAAGTTTTCTTGGGATAGGCTCCTGTAATTAACTCTTTATCCATAGCTAACATTCGTATCACTGACTCTGGTTCAAATTCAATATCAGCATCAATGAACATTAAATGAGTGCATTCTTTAGCTTCTAAAAACATAGCATTTAGAATATTACGTGCTCTTGGAACTAAACTTTCGTTTCTAAGAGTTGTAATTCGAAAATTAATATTATACTTAATAAGCTCTTGAGTTAGCCTAAACATGCTTAAAAAGTATTGGTCGGTAATTTGACCTCCATAACAGGGAGTGGCAAAAAAGATATTATTTTTTCTAATAATATCCATATCAATAACAACTTGCCCATTTTCAATTTTTTTAAATGCTCCGCCTACTGGTTGTTCAATTACGGGAGCAGTAGGTATAGCAGCAGTTGGGGAGGTCGTAGCCTCCCCAATTTCTTGTGCTTGCCCAGTAGCTTGTGCTAACTCATTGAGCTTATATTTTTTCATTTAATCTAGATCCTCTGCGGTTTCAGTTGGCACAAAATCGTCTCCTGTAGAGGAGGCAAAAAGTGCAGTATTTTCGAGCATCCACTTTTTTTGCTCTTCATAAGTTTGTCGCTTATAAATACGACCAAGATCAAATAATTCGGCTTTTTGTTCCTCTTCGGTAAGAGCCGTGCTTGCTCTTGCAGGTAAACAAGTATACTTAACATTTTGAGGAAGTGGACCTGTTTTTTCTTTCTTTATTGTAATGTCATAACCAGTTTCGGGGTGTGCGGGATTCCCATATTCTGGATTAGACGCAAAATCTACAATTTGACGATAAATAGTGCTTTTCAAGTCAAAAATCTTAATTTGACCATCATTTCTATCAATTATGTTACAGATATATGCAAATTGCGGTTTGTCACTAAAAACATCCGCTCCTAATTCTTTAAAAGGATCTTCATTAGTGTCTACAAATTTTTCTTCTTCGCGTACAAATCGTAGACACTCTAAAGGCATTCTTTTTCCTTCTGTAGTAGTAATCCAGTAAACATAGCGAGGCATTACTTCCCCTACCAGTCTAACTTTAGTTTCCCCAATGGGGAGAGTTAATCGTTGAATTTCTCGTCGTTCTCCGCCACCTTGTGACGGTGCTTTAGCTTTATCCCAAGCTACCATAGTATTTCTCCTATTCTAAAATGAATTCCAATTTATCAGTTCGTTCTTTGACGAATGTATTTTTCCAATGTTTGGAAGATACATAATTCTTTGGAATGTAATGGTTTGTGTTGGTTATTGAGCGTTTACTCAATAAATAAAGATATTCTACTTTATTATTAGGGTTTATTGTAGTAAATAAAAATTCCTTATCTTTAAAGTAGCTTTGTTTATCTTTACATTTATAAGCACTAAAAATAGAATTATTTTTTAATGCCTTTAATTTGCGAGTTCTAAATAATTGAAAGTCTATTTTATTAATAAAAAGTTTCTTCATTAATTGTTGACTTGAACTAGCAATAATATTATTATAACCTATAGTTAGAGCATGTGTCAATATCAAGATTGATTCAGGTTGCCCTTCACTGTCTACCCATAATTCTTTCCAATTAAAATAATACATAATTTAGTAATAAGGATCAACTTCCGAATCTGGGTCATCTATTCCTTCTACTAATTTTACTTCTGGAAAATAATGTTTAACCATATTTTCTACACCCATTTTTAATGTTGCACTTGACATAGAGCATCCACTACAAGCTCCTCTTAAGAATAAATACAGAATTCCATTATCTGCATCCCATTCTCTAAATTCTAT